TTCGCTGGCGGCATGACCATGAAAGAGTTCTTGGGCTTCAAGATTTTCTCAACCTCTGCGGTTGCTGGTGGCAAAAACTTTGCTTACCACACTACAGCAATCGGTATTGGGATTAACTCTGATGTTCAGACTGAGCTAAATTATGTACCGCAAAAAGTTGCACACCTTGCTACATCGATGATGAGTATGGGTGCTATCGGCATTGACGATAACGGTATCTACGAAGTTCTCGACAACAACTAATAGGGATAGGGGGCTTCGGCCCCCTAAACTTTTATGCCAGATATTGCAAACACAGCTATTAAAGTATGTTCAAGAGCATCTATCCTTATGGGTGGCGCTCAAATTGTTTCATTTACAGATGGCTCTGTTGAGTCTGATGTTTGCGATGCAATGTATGAAGATATAGCTAGAGCCTCTTTGACTAATACAAGATGGGGCTTTGCTACAAACCAAGCAGTTCTAAATCGTTTAGCAACTGCGCCTACAGGAAGATGGGACTCTGGCTATCAACTTCCATCAGGTACTCTTAATGTTAATACGGTTACAGTAAACGATTATGCGATTGCCTTCGACACTTACGGAGATAACATTTATTGCAATGCAAGCGTTACTGATGAGCTAGTAGCAGATTTTATATTTAGGGCTAATGAATCTCAGTGGCCTTCTTATTTTACCATTGCTGTAGAGTATGCGGTGGCTGCTGTTTTAGCTATCTCTGTAGCGCGTGACCCCTCACTGGCGCAGATGATGGAGCAAAAAGCTTCACTTCTAATGACTCAAGCTAGGGGCAGGGACTCACAGAGGCAAACTACAAAACGTCTTGATACGTCAAGGTTTATTGCTCAAAGGCGTAGTTAATGCGAAAGACAAGAATCCCTCAAAACAGTTTTCAGTTTGGTGAGGTTAGCGATACTCTCTCGATGAGGACCGATAGCCCTGTGTATGCTTCATCAGCATCTAAACTAGAAAATATGATTGTTACTTCTACTGGAAGCGTAAAGAAGCGCTACGGCACAAAGTATCTTTATGACTATGGTATTACTTACAATAGTAGTTACCCCACTCAATCTCGTTTGTTTGACTTTTCTTTTTCAGATGATGAGCAATATTTAATTTCTATAGAGCATTCTAAAGTTAGATGTTTTTATTTAAACAAAGCTACTGGTGCAGTTACCTTAGTGCAAACTGTGACTGCTGACACATCTGGCAACCCATTGCCTTTTGATAGAGACTATTTAAGAGAATATACCGCTGCTCAATATGGCGACGTAATGTTTATTTGCCATCCATTGTTTATGCCAAGAATGCTTGTCCGAACATCTCTTACTAGCTTTGAAGTTACTAAGTTTGCTTTTGACCAAAGGCTTGATGGCGATAAGCTCTATCAACCTTATGCTTCATTTCAGTCTTTTGGAGTCACACTAGACCCTAGTGGCGATGGCGGTGTTGGTGGTGGAGCTATGGCTTTAACAACAAGTCAAGCACACTGGACGCCTGACCATGTTTATAGCTTTATTAAGTATGATGATATTGAGATTTGGGTTACTCACTATATAAGCTCAACGGTCTTAAATGGTGTTTCTTCTGAGCAATTACAGTTAAGATTGGAAATCTTAAATCCTTTAAGAACTACAGATGGAAGCACAGAAGTTGAGGTTACTCATTTAAATCATGGCTATGGTGGACCCACTCACGATGGTGGCAGCAATGGAGAGTCCATTACAATCTCAGGGGCTTCTGCTGTAGGCGGTATAAATACAAGCTCAATAAATGGCACGTTTACTATTAAACGCATTATTGATGAAAATACTTATACATATTATGCTGGCGCAGCCGCAAATGATTCAGAAGATGGTGGTGGCAATGTTAGGATAACAACTCACGCTCCTACTATTAAGTGGGCTGAACAGGCATTTTCTGCTGTTAGAGGATACCCTGCTGCTGTTGTTTTCCATGAAAATCGTCTTTGCTTTGCTGGAACTATTGCACAGCCAGATGCAATTTGGATGAGTGGGGTTGGAAACTTTTTTAACTTTGACGTTGCAGAAGCTGCTGACGCAGATTCTATCAACCTCATTGCCGCCACTGGTCATGTGAATGAAATAAGGTACATGATATCAAATCGTGATCTTCAAATCTTTGGCGCTGCCGGAGAGCTTTATGTGCCAACGTATTTAAACCAAGCGATTACTCCAACGAATGCTCAGATTAGATTGCAGACTCCATTCGGATGCACATTTACGCAGCCAGTATCAATTGATGGCGCAACTGTTTTTGTTCAAAACGGCGGGAATGTAGTTAGAGAATATCTATACACTGATTCAGAAGACGCTTATACATCTACAGCCATATCTACCATTGCATCGCATTTGATAAGTGATCCTAAGTTTATGACCGTATCGCACGGAGCATTTCAAGGCTCAGAGTCTTATGCGTTTATGACCAATGGAGATAACAATATTTCCTTGTTTAACTCTAACCGTGCTGAAAGACGCGCAGCATGGACACAGCTTACAACAAGCGGAAGCTTTGATTCAGTATGTGCAATTCATGATCGTGTTTTTGTTAATATATATGATCCTGATGGTAACTTAGTATTGTGCGAATTTGAGGATGATATCGGCTTAGACAGATATATTACTGTAAGCGTGTCTAGTAACTTTGCAAACGTAAGCTCTGCTTACTCTGTTGGTGATGTAGTGCAAGCTATTAGCACAGATGGTCAGACTTACTACGGTGAATTTACTGTTGTTAGTAATGGTGGAGCTGCTTCTATTCCAATTACGCTGAGTAACGGCACTTCGATTTGTGTAGGCGTAAAGTTTACAGCAAAAATTGAAAGCAATCCTATTGACGCTGTACTGCCGGGTGGCGCAATCACTGGAGATATTAGGGGCATTAGTACTGTTGTTGCTGACTTAAAGGACACTCGATCTATAAAAGTAAATGATCGAGTAATAACTTTATCTTCTTCTTCTCCGTTCTCGGGCAAGAAAGAGTACAGATTGTTAGGGTATAGTCGTGACCCTAAAGTTACGATTACACAAAATGAACCATTGCCTCTTCATGTTAAAGGCTTTGTGTCGGAGGTAATTACATAATGTCATTCGGTCTTGTTTCCGCTGGTGTATCAGCTCTTGCTAGTATTGCTGGAGGGATTAGCGCTAGGCGCACAGCCAGATTAAACGCTTTTAACTTAGGCACAGAAAGAGTGCTTAATGAAGCTGAAGCAACTCAGCAAAGCAATATGAGAATGGAAGCTTATCGTTCTAATCTTTCTTCGAACATTGCAACCTTTGCGGCTGCTGGTCGAGAGGTTGGACTTGATCGGTCTGTGGGTGCTTTTTTAGGTAAGCAAAAAGAAGTTGTAGGCGAAGACATAGAAAACATGGAGTTTATGAAAATGATGCGATCTATGAAGCTTACAAGCCAAGCTCATGCAGCTGTCAGGGAAGGCAGAGATGCGCAAACGGCTTCATACATTAACGCTTTCACTACGATGGCTGACGGAGTCAGCAAGTTTAACTCAACTAAAACATAATAGGAAAAAGCTATGGCTGTTATTCGTGAAAAACGCCAATTTGGAATTGGCCCTATTGGTGTAGCTAGAGTTTCCGATAGTGGCTCAATGGTTGCTGATGCTGTAGTCCAAGGGGCTAACCAAATATCTAGCAGCCTATTCAAGAAGGCTGCCGCTAAAGCTGAACAGGCTGGTAAGGATGCAGCCCTTTCTGTAGATCGCGCAGATACCATAACTTTAAATCCAATTACTAATGAACCAGAAGCATTTACTCCACCAGAGGGGTTTGGTGGCATTGCTACTGAAGCTTATCAGCGTGTAATTACGGCTCGTTTTCAAGAAAACATTGGCGAAGAAATACAAAACAAGGGCAAAGAGCTTGCTGCTCGTTTTGATGGAATGCCCAATGGTGTTTCTTTGTATCAAGATGCGCTTTCTGAATATCTTGCTGCTATGAACAAAGCTTCTGAAGGTCCATTTAGAGGTTACATTAAAGAGGTGGGAGATAATTACTTAGCGTCTACTCGCGCCAGTATGGTTGCTAGACAAATAACAAGAGAAAGAGCTGCCATTAGCAAGGCAAGTAAGGCAACTCAAAAAAAAGCAAATGATAATACTAGGGCTTTAGTAGCAATAAATGGGCTTTCAAGTCCAACAAAAGAAACTGAAGCTTATGATCCTGTTCGTGCAATAATCGGTTCTACAGCAGCAGCTATTGCCGATGGGAAAGGAGCTGGATTACAAAATTGGAATCCTAAGTCTTTAACTATAGACAACTTATTTTCAGTAGCTCAAGGGGCTCTTGAGTTTGATCTTAAAAAAGGTGCAACTTCTGATGAACTAAAAACATTAAAAGCAGCAATTGGCATTAAACGTTACGACCTAATCCCTAAAAAGTTTTCTACTATTAGAGAGGCTATAGGGGGTTTGGTCGCCAGCCAAGCAAGTTATAAAGTTCTTGATGATTATGAAAAATTTGCCGATGGAATATTACCTGAAGCAATAGAATTTATTACAGATTTTGAAGAGAAACAATTAGCCACAGCAAAAGCTGATATTGCTAATAGGGCATTTCATACTTCTCAAACGCAATCTGGTCTTAGGCTTAGCGCATTTGGGGAGGCGGCAAGATACGATCCTGCAACAGTAGTGACTCTAGCTGGAAATGATTGGGTTAATCAAACAAACAAGGCTTTGCAATACAATAACCCTAATGAGGAACCACTTAGAGATGCGATTATTAAAAATCGAGATGCAGTCCTTGAGGCCCGAGCAGAAGGACTTCATGTTCAAGCTCTTGCTGGTTTAACTCAAAAAGAATCAGATAGTTTATTGCTTGCAATTCAAAATGAAAATCCAAGTCTCGCACCAGAAAGCTCACGACCCGCTCTTGAAGCCTTATTTCGTTTAAGAACAAGAACTGGTGTTTTAACAATTAAAGATGATTTTGAGTCTGCGGTTAAATCTTATCGTGAAGGGGGT